ATATATAATATATCTTAATTATGAATTTTCAAAATAATGAAACCAAAGATAAAAAAAAAGAAAATATCATAGTAGGTTTTATTTTAGAGTTTTGTAATAAAAACAAATTATGGTTATTTATAACAATAATTATATTATTTATTACAAGCCCATTAGAACTTATTGTATTATCAAATTTATTTACTAATTTTACAACATCAATAAATAAAATGGAATATAATAAATCATTAAATATTTTATGGCAAATTGCAGGGTTATATGTATTTATTGATATAGTATACATAATAGGTAGTTATTTTGATAAAATATATTACCCGAAAATGGAAAAATTTATTAGATTTAAACTAGTTGATATCATATTTAAAAATATAGAAGTCAATTATGATAATGAAAATATATCAAATATTATTTTAAAAATATTACTTATCCCTAACATAGCAATATATTCTACGCAAAGTTTTATATATTGGATAGTTACATTTTGTATAACAGTGTTAGCAATAATAATTTATATATCATACATAAATTTAAAGATAGGAGGAATGTTAATATTTCTACTTTTAATATTTGTATCAGGATACTACTACGTACTATTAAGAATAATACATAAATCAAGAGAACGCGAAAAAGAAGAAAAAGTATTAATGACGCATGTGGATGATGTTTTATCTAATTCACTTACTATATTAGCATCTAAAAAAACAAATGATGAAAAAGAATACTTAAATAGCGTACATTCTATATACGACATAAAACATAAAGACCAGTTATGGTATTCATCCAAAGGAATATATTTATTTTCATTTATTATTACAGCTATATTAGTAATAATCGTATATACTATACTTACGTTATATAAATCAAAAAAAATAACAAACAAAGATGCAATAGAATTAGTTATTATTATAATATTCTTTATTCGATATCTAAAAACATCTGCAGCTAGAACGGTTCATAATTTTATAGGATATGGTAAGTTATTAGAAAATGAAAAAATGATTAAAAGTATGTTAAATGATACGATACAAGATGGAGATAAAGTTGATATTCCTATAACAGGTGATATAGAATTTAAAAATGTAACTTTCGAATATAATAGACTCCAAGGTCAAGTAAATAATTCTGATAATAAAGAAAAAATAAAATCTCTAGATAATGTTTCATTTAAAATAAAATCATTAGACCGCGTTGCAATTATAGGAACCAATGGAAGCGGAAAGTCGACAATCGTTAAGCTTATGATGGGATTCTATAATGTATCCAGCGGCCAAGTATTACACAACGGTGTGAATGTTTTAGAAATAAATCGCGAATATTTAAGAAGTAAAATAGCGATAATAAATCAAAAAATAGTTCTATTTAATCGTTCTATCATCGATAATATATGCTACGGAAATAATATTTCAAAAGAAAAAGTAAAACAAACTATCAAAAATTTACACATAATGCGTATTTTTAAAAATCAACCCCAAGGACTAGAAACACTTGCAGGGTTACACGGAAGCAATTTAAGTGGCGGACAAAAACAAATTATCCACTTATTGAGATGTTATTTAAGTAATAAATCAATTATTATTATGGATGAGCCGACATCTGCTATCGATAGTGTAAATAAAAAATACATATTTAGAATGATTGACGAAATGTCTAAAAAATCAACTCTCATTGTCATAACACACGACCACGAATATGCATCATCATTTTCTACAAAAATTTATATAGAAGATGGTAAAATAGTTAAAATAAAAGGCTCAAATGATAGCTCTATGCCTTATGATGATTATAATGATAATTATAATGATAATTATTTAGTATAAATAATATTATACATCAGTAGACCCAAATCCACCGCATCCTCGTTCTGTTATACCTAGTTCATCCTCGTGTTCAATAATTCGCACCATAAAAGGCTCCAGTGTAGGGGAACATATTTGGAATAAACGTGACATAGGCGGGGTGTATCGTTGAAGGCACACTTTCAAATCATTATGCGCATAGTCGATATTATCAATAACGGCCATTACTTCGCCCCTATATCCCGAGTCAATAATTCCTACTGAATTTGCCATACGAAAGGGCGTTTTGACAATACTAGAACGAGGATACAAATAATAACCGACAGGTATCGCCTGTGCAATACCTTCCGATGAAGAATCTACCATAACCATAGCGCATTTCACACCTAGTGGCGCACGAAATGTGATAGTAGATATGCGATTATCTGTGTATCCGAAGGCGTGTTCGGAGTAATCATATGGGGCAAATAAGTCGAAGCCAGAGTCGGGATATTTAGATTCACATACTTTTTTGTTATGCGCGGCAACTTTTTCTTTATACATTTCCACAATTTCTGTATATTTTTCTGTCGATTGTTGGGGATGTTTCATAATAAACATATCCATTGTGTATTTTGGTTTGCAAATAGTGTCGCTCATTCTTTTTGTTCAGGTATGTTCAGGTATGTTATGATGCTTATGCCTGTGATAATATTAATACTTTAATTAACTTTATATTATTTTATGATATTTTATATTACTACTATACTCGAAATATAAAATCTACTGTAATTATAAGTAAGTATATAGTAATAATATAATTATGAGCTCCACAGGCAACTATTGCCCGAGGTGTAAAGTGAGAGGGCATACTATACATAATTGTCCACGCAATGATGCACGTGCAGAGGGACAAACACAAACATACCCATACCCATACCCATATCATCCACGACCGCATCAGCGTGAGCGTGCCCGTGCAAATTTCCAGGGCGAGGGCCAGAGCCAGGGTCAGGCGCAAGAGTTTCTGCTTCCACTACCACAAATGTATCCTCCACGGCAACAGGTTTTTACTCCAGGCCCGGAATTGTTTCCAGTTCAGAGAGTCGAATCGTTCCGTGACGATACAGATATAGTATTACTACCCGATTTTTGGCATATGTTTCGCATCGATGATACGAACGAATTAGCACGTGAAGTATTAAGTACTGCAAAATTAAATGAGAGAGCTAGACCAGAATTAGACCGTAGAACATTTCCGCTTGTTACCGAATTATTTAAAAATCAAGAAACTCAGCAACAATCCAGCGATATGTTTGTATGTTTTACAGCAGTTGGTGTATTGAGTAAATTAATGGAACGAAAATGTAAAATAATATTGAAGGGCAAGACAGGATTATTTTTATGCGCAGATATTCTGGGTAAGTCTGGCGATTTAGAGGGCGTTATAACAGATGACATTGATTTATTAATATTGGCAAAACAATTCGGAAATCTTGACCAATCCAGAAAAATATTTGCGCAACAAGTTGGTGCATTTATTACACTATGTCTTCGCACTAACACGAGAAATATGGAAGTAGAAAAAAGAGGCGAAGTGTCACCTATACATAAATGCTCCGATGTTATAATACGTGGAGATGGAATATGCGGCACATCTCTTGAGTCAAAAAATGTGAAAGTAACTTTGGAACCAGGGGATGGTAGAAAACTAAAACTGGTAGATATAACATATACTACATATCATAAAGATATTGACCGATTTTATACTCGTTTTTCGAGAGTGAATGTATCTCTAACGGAGTGCTACTTTTATTTAGATGTAAAAGTGTCAATAATGGAATATGTGTTTATCATATTAGAAAATGTGAGGAAATGTAGCGAGTATGTAAAACGCACAGGCAGTCCTGCAGCAAAACTGTTAGAATTTAAGCCGCGTTCAACAAAGGAGAAAGAGTCATTGCTAAGGAGTCAGCGATTATTAGCGGAGCGACACGGTGTTGACGCCGCGGATGCCCGCGCGAGTAGTAGATTCCCTGCGGCCGCTGATTTTATGGATAATTTGACAGATTTCGAGCAAGCAACGATGTTTAAATTTTCGAAGTCTGCCTTATTATGTGCTTCATTGATTGCCGAATTTCCAGAGTATGAGAGCGAAGGGTTGGACCGGGAAGAGAGGTGGGTGTTGCAGAAGAGGATTGTGTTAATGCAGTTATACGAGCTTTCGAGGTACGGAATTATTCCAAGAAAGTTTTCACGTGTAATGGTACAGACGCAGGATGTATTGGAAGAGATGATGACTGATGTTATATTACAGAAACGCGAGGGAGAACGTTTTAAGGGGGCGAAGATGCATAAACATACGGCAGATAGGTTAAAGGCAATTGAAGTGGTAAATAGCACGTTGCCTACGACTTCGTTTGAAACGCATCGTTACAAAAGAGTTCCTATAGGTGTTGCTGTAGAGGATTTTGATGTGCGCCAAATGGTAGACAATCCTTTATTTACGCCTAGGGAAATGCCGCATAGTGAAGAAGATGAGACAGATATTGACGTGGAATCGGGGGAAGCGGCGGACGCAGAGGCATATACCAAAAAAAGACGAGGAAAAAAAAAGTACGCGTTGAATAAGACGGCGACAAAGCTTGTTTTACAGAAGCGTCACGCATTACAAACGCGACGACAGCATCGTGATGACAGTCAGGAGAGCGAGGGCGAGGACGAGTCATTGCCAAGATTAATAGAATTGAAAAGCGATTCATCAGGTATAAGTACTGGTGACTATTTTTCGGCGCGGTCGTCTGTCTCAACAAATGATAGCGCAGATATACCACACGAAAGCCCATTGAAAGATTTGTCGCCAAGGCAAGGAGGTCGTCGTAGGCGTCGCCGCAAGACTCGTAAACGAGTGTGTCGCCGACGATACACCACTAGGCGAAAGAGATAGAGGCGTCAGTGGAATTGCTTTTATATAATATAATATTTATGTAACTATACATAAATATTTTATACATAAATATGTCGCTTCATTATGTGTGATAATTAAGCTGCTGATTCGCATATAGTTACACACGATGATGGTTCACACGGCGGACAATTCATATAATTTGGTGGAAGAAGACCAATTGCTTTCGCCTGTTGCCATGTTACTACATCTTTATTACAACCGGTATGTGACAGCATAGGCGGATAATGCTGCATACACGCCGGGGTAGGAAGATTCGTTGCTTTGGCTAGACCACCCGCCGTAATATATGTGCCCTGCGAAACCGTATCACCGCGCGGTGTGAAATTGCCCACATTTTTGGTAGTGGGGCGATAAAATAGTTTCTTTTTGGTGCCAATGTATATATATTTACCCTGTGGACAGTCGCATATGTTTGTTACGCTACAACATAATGGTGGTGAAAAATTACAAGAACCGACTTTCTTCGTTACATTTTCAACATATTGTCCTTGTGTTTTTGTAATGCGGTATGAATTTGCATCATCCTTTACCCACGTATTAGGATAAGTACCGTATAATATACCCGTAAAACGTTCATCCAACATACCCTGCGTATTTTTGGTGGATTTTTTCACAATGCTTCCATCGTTTGTAGAGCAGTCGCCGGAATTAAAAATATAAATAGGATATGAGCCTCCACTTCCACCGCATCCAACCGGGGTATTACCACGGAACCGAGTTCTTGTTACATTTGAAACCATTCTAAATTGTCCTACACCACCAATATTGCGGAGGGTTCCGTTTAGAGCAAACCCATTAGTTCCTATACCTGAAATCGGTGCATTGCGGGGATTACCGCCTAAATTTGTTTTTCTTTTTAAAGTAGCGATTGACATTTTCTTTATACGTTATTTATATTTTATAAATTCTTCTTATAAATTACACATACAAAAGAATTCTTCTATTTTCATCTTTGTCTAAACAACGTTTCAGACACCAATATAATGAAGTATAAATAAAAGGGGATGCTTCTTTCTCGTAGTCTGCCTGGTCTTTTATTTTCTTCCTTAAAAAAACATATATACATATTTGTGCTAGACTATAAAATGCCGCTGAAAAATGGATATGTATCGGAAGTTTCATATCACCTTCGTGTTTGCTACGACTATCATCAAAACCGATATTTGGGGGAATAAATGATGTATGTGTGTCGTATATTATGGGGTAATCTATGGTTATTATATTTCTTCGCCTGGAAATGCTGTCATTTTCTATTTTAAATACTTTTTCGTTATTAACAAAGGCAAAAACGACTTCATCTATTACTATAATGTCTTCTAAACTAAAAAAAGGAATAGAAAATCCCTCATTCTTCAAAAAAGTTAGTTGGTTACCTATATTACCGATAAAGTGTAGAATTACATCAAAGGATACACCTTGTTTGTTTTCTTTCTTAAGTAAGAATTTTGTTAATGGCATAATGGATGATGCTTTTATTTCTGCTTCAATATTGTTTATTGATGCGCGTGAATGGGCTTTTTTTGTAGTGAGGATTGATGATGTATGAACATTTAGATTGACATCGATATTATGTTGTTCCATATTATCATTGATAGAGTCTAAAATTAGTTTACTTGTTTCTATTTTGTATACATTTTCTTTTACAAGGGACAGTTCTGTTTCGCCTATTCGGATTGATGGCATATGCGAGTATAGTTTATTCTACAATATTAGAATATTAGAATATTAGAATATTAGAATATTTTAATATTAGAAAAAAAAATATAAACAAAAATATTAGAACATACACACATATATGATTTGTCTTACCTGATTTTTACCTACAGATTACCTACCTGTTACCTACCTGTTACCTACCTGTTACATCTTAGGATGATTTTCCTTAGTCATCACCTCCTTCTGACTCCATATTGCAGAGCTGGCGTTTGTCGTGTTCCTCGGCACGGTCGTCATTGCGTGGGTCGCGTGACAGTGCCTTGACTCCATCACCCAAGTCAATGCGTGGCCTTGATGTTGTATGCGCTGTGTGAGAGTTGCGGTCATCGGGTTTCTCCATATTGCTCATCGTGCATTTCCAGAACCAGGGCTCATCATAGACGACTTTGATATCCTGACCATCGAGCAACTTCTGGCGAGTTTCGCGGGCAAGACTGTTTGCCATATTCCACTTCAGATGAATGTAAACAGTACAGTAGCGGTCGCCTCTCTGGTCTGTCTTGTGAACAGTGTCGATGCGGTTGATGTAACCAATGCGCAAATCGCGGAATGTATTGAAGACCGCACGCTTGGTTTGTTCACCACGGATTGTCGTGAAAGTGCGAGGAATGCAGATGCTGGGAGATGTAATGTTTTCTTGGACGCCACCACTGCGTTCATCGACACGGCGGTCATCACGCTCGCGAGGAATGTATTTGCCGCTATTGCGATGAGAAGAGGCGGAGGAGGCGGATGATGAATTGCGATTGCTGTTGTTGTAAGACATTGTGCTTCGTATTGACTGAACTGAACCTTTTGATTTTGGATTACTGCTTATGGATTACTGGTTTAAGTTCATTTCAATTTTCCGTTTGAAAAAATAGACCAAAAAATATAAATATATAATTTAATATTAAAAATATGTTATAATGTTGTTCTTATTAGATTTGCACCACCCATTTGTGTTGGTTCAATTTGAAATAATGGACAAACTAACACTTTTTCTTTTGGAAATTTTGTTATTAATCTATCTTTATAAAGATTTTCTATGTGATGACAAAATACTCTTTTACTGTCTATAAAATATGCAGGCATAAAAACATCTAAAAATACATTTATGTGGCACCCAACAATTTCACACCAATCAGACTCAGTTTGTCTCAAAGCTAAATAGTCATCTACGTTCACGTTATTCAAAAACAATTCTAATTCTTTAATAAAGTATCTACATGTTACCTTGATTACAAATTTAGAAGTGTTAATTAATTTTGATTTAAGATACGAATAATAAATTGAAAACATTTCACTAGTTCCTTTACTAGTATATAAAAAATCTGTATTTAATTTGACTGCTTCTGCTCCTGCTGTAATAAAAATGTCATTATCTATATCATCTTCTATAAATGATATAATTTCAAAACGTTCTTTGTACTTGTCAATATACTCGTTTAACTCGGGAAATGTATATCCAGAATTATCAACAAGAATAATTTTAAAATTTGACTCATCTAACCACTGCTTAATTGATTTTAAATATATTGTTAATCTTTCATTAGGGTCTATAATGTGAATAAAATATTTCATTGGGTTAATATTAACAGTGCACGTTAAAATAATACAAAAGTCGTCAGTATTATTTTTGATGTTATCATTAATTTCCATTATTATTATTATATAAATATATTGTATTTAAATTATAATAATTGATATTTTTAATTCAAAAATAAAAATGAATTCCTCAAATATATGCTTCTGAATTTATAATATAGAACTATTTTTAATTCTATATTATAACACACTATTGTACAAATTAAATCACTAACCCACACACACACACAATTTTGTTTTGTTTTGTTTTGTTTTTCACAATAAACCATACATATATGTTGCTGCCTCCTTTAAAATATATAGAACCTGTGATATTTTTTGTATATGCAGCGAAAAAAAATTGCTGTTAGGAGACAAATAATATTACTGAAATACCTTTATATCCATTTAATAGATATAATAATTATGATTTAAAAATAACTATAGATACATTATATATAAGTTCACTGTAAAAAGATTGTATAATATTGCGTGTTTTATAGATGAGTAGGAAAGGTAAATCTCACGAGATTAATGATATCTTAGATACTGCTTTTACTGAAACCGATTATAGTCACGGCAATGGTTTTTATGATGAAATACGCGATTATCAACGACCACGAAATACTGGCGGTTTACGCAATTTAACACAAACATCACCCGATACAAAATCAGATAAAAATATGTTTTTAAAGTATTCACAAAATGATACAACTATTAAAAATAATGATACAACGATTGATAAACAGATTGTAGTAGACGATGATAATTTTCCTTCTCTTGGAGGTAAGAAATCAAAGGTATTGACATCTGTGCAAAAACCTGCGTGTTTAAATTTTAAAAAGGTCGTTACTACACCTGTTACAATTCCAATAGAAAACACGAACACGAACACGAACACAAACACGAACACGAACACAAAAGAGCAGTATTTATCGCATAATACGTATTATAACAAATCAACACGCTATATGATGTATCATCATATAAAAGATAATAGTGAA